TGTTCTTAACTTCTAATGGGATAGCATTCTCCATTGTTGTTTTGATCAGCTCTGCTTCGTGGTCCGTGGTCGAAAAACAAAGCTCATCGTGTATTTGTATGTGTGGTATTATACCTTTTTCATGTAGATCCACCATAGCCTTCTTTGTCATATCTGCAGCAGATCCTTGTATTAATCTATTCAAAGCTTTGTATGTGAATGCAGGTGTGTAGTATCTTTCAAAATAATCCATGTAGTTTGGATCTATTTTGTTTTCTTTGTATTTGTCTAACATCTCTGCTTTGAATGCTTCCATTGCTTGTTCTTTGGTATACAATGGCACTTCGTTAAATCTATTTATCTCAGGGTTCCACTCTTTGTTTGTAGTCTCCCACTTATTAAATCTACAAAATCTATCATACAATGTGAATAGTAATTTGTTTTCTTTAGCAAACGCTATAAGCTCCTGTGATAGCTGACGTACAAAAGGCACTCGTCCGTGATACTCGTTAAATAGTTCCTTGGCTTGCCTTTGGTCTAGGCCTAACTCTCTTTGTAGTTTTATTCTACCCATACCATAGAAAAGACCTAGGTTGATTGTTTTTGCCTGTTTCCTGGAGATATTAGCCATGTCAGCGACTATCTGATGAAAATCTGCATCATCCCTATCAAATTGTTCTTCGAGGCTTTCTGTGCCTGGTAGACCCAATTTAATCGCATAGTGCACTACAATACGTGGTTCTTGTTGTGAGTAGTCAAAGCTAGCCCATTCACAGTTATCATCTGGTATAAATAGTTCTCTCATCTTCTTACCAATATAACCTCTTGCAGGTATCTGTTGTAGGTTAGGGTTAGACATACTAAACCTACCGGTGACTGTGCCACCAGTGTCAGATCTAATTTGGTTTATGTCTGCATGTATTCTACCTTCGTGCACATATTCTAGTAGTCCATCTATAAAAGTATTAACTGCCTTGTCATACTCTCTTGCTTTTGCAATCATACGTAAGCATTTATTATTGTGTGTTCTAAGATAATCTTTTGGAAGTTGTGGCATCTTAGATTTAGGAGTAACTTTATAGTCTTTGATGTGTAGATGATCTAATAATTTTTTAATTGATGCTGCAGCCCAGATGTCAACTCTTATAGTTGTAATACTTTGTATTGCATTTATTATCTGGTCTCTACGTTTTTTAAGATGTCTACCAAACTGGATAGCTTTTGGGACATCTATTTTAACTCCTTTGAATTTCATGTCAACTAAACATAAAAATAATTTTGTTTCTAATTCAAATATTTTTCTACAAGTTTTTTGCTCTCCGTCGTCTTTTGTGTATAATACTTCGTCAATTTTTTTATTAAATAAATTCCATAATCTTAAAGTTAAACTTACATCTTGTTTTGCATATTCTTTTACAATAGATGCAGGAAGTTTATGCATGTTAGTCATCGGGTCCTTAACTGTACCACCAGACCACTCCATAGTTTTTTGTTGTAAATCATATTTGTACTTAGAGTCATTTAAATAGTCTTTTGATAAAGCATCTAGTGAGTATCTAAATCTGTTCTCATCAACAACAGATGCAGCTATCATAGTGTCAACAATTCTACCCTTAATCATTTTACCAGTAACAGATCTAATCCAACAAACATCATACATAGCATTGTGAAATACCTTTGTAATCTTATCGTTTTGAAATATTTTATCGTTTAAAATTTGCCATATTTTATCTATTCTTTGAAAGTCTATGTCAGTATCAGAATGACGAAGAGGGAAGTATGCAACATCATTATCAGTTGCAACTGCAATACCACAAACAAAACCATCATTACGTACGGCACCTGATCCTTTTGTTTTAAGATTTGGATCGTATGTTTCTATATCTATTGCAACTGTATCAATACCATTAAGATTTAAATCTTCTGGTGTATTACACATTATAATCTCTTTCTAATATCATCTCTAAATAATGTATTGCTTTTTTTATGTCTTGTTCCTTTCCTTTTACAGAATGCCTGCAAATATATTTTATAGCATTCCCCTCAGCAAACAAGAGTTTATTTTCGTTGATAAACTCTGCTGGTTGTATCTTCATATTGCGATAGTGTTTGCCACCTACCTGCTCTTCTAACGAAGAATATGTTGTTCCTTTGAACATTCCTTTATGTGTCATCTTACTCCTAACGTATATTTACCTTGTGATGCTACAGTCCAACAATCAAACTTGCCTCGACTGTATGCAACATATTTTAACCTGAGCTGTGTAAAGTAATTTTCTATTCTTGTTGAAGTTAAATCAACAACAACATTGTCAAACGTCAAACCTTTTACAGTGTGTATGTTTGCATATCTTACTCTTACGTCACCCTCTAAGTTAAAACCTTTTTCTAATATTTTTTTAATGTATAAAATTCTATCTGGATCTGTTTTCTTTCTTATTAATGCAAAGTCTAATTCCTCTTTTGCATTCTGTTTTAAATATTTATTCGTTATTAAATAATCTATATTGTATTCTTTATCTACCCACTCTTCAAAAGTTTCTTCACCTTTACCATGTACTATTACTTTGCTACCCATGTATTGCCAAAAATCTTTTATCTGTTTTAAAGGCAGCAACGCACCCTTAACAAATTTTGGCCATAACTTATGACACCTTATTTCTTTCTTTGGTACGTGAGCCGTGTTCCCTACATGTGCAAACTCTATACCGTGTTGCTTAAAAAATTTTTTGACCCATGAATCTGACGGCGTACCTCGATAAGTAAATAAAAAAGTTTCATTCGTATTTCTTATTTTATCTAACAAGGTTTCCATAGCACTACATTTTTTATTTAAGCTAGGTAGATAATAATGATTGCCAACTATGTCTGTTGGTTTCCATGTTCTTTCATACCCATAGTGCTCCCATATTGGTCTTATTATTCTCTTACACAAAGTGTTAATAGTTTTACCACATCTATGTCCTTGATCTAATTGTTCTGCATCTTTTGATAATCTGTGATAGTAGTCTGCATCTGACCCTGCAAACTCAAATATAGTTTGATCTGCATCACCAACAAAATAATATTCTTTTGCTTTGATTGCCATTTTATTCAAAGCTTTTCTTTGTGGCACGTTACTATCTTGCGCTTCGTCTACTATTAACGCATCTATATCTGGTTCCACAGCTTTATCTATAAACTCTTGTATCATGTCAGCATAATCACAAACGTGATTATCGTTTTTATATTTTACATAATGTTCAACCATTTCTTCTATTGAATTTAAACTATATGGTTTATAAATTTCTTTATCACAAACTTTCCAATGTTCTTTTATAGTATGGCCCCTGCCATGTGCATCTGCTAAGTATCTATAAAATTTATGTTTATCTGCATTAAATTCAGATTCATTTACTGTTTGTAATTTAAATAAAGTTTCTATTGTGCATAAGTTTTTGTGGTCTTCATAACTTAAAACTTCTTTTCTACCTACCAATCTGCTTTTACAATACGAATGAATTGTGCAAATCTTATACTTTATAGCTTTTTTTGTTACACCTTGCATCTCTGGTAATTTTAATATTTCGTCTCTTATTTCATCAGCTGCAACATTTGTGTGTGATAGTATTATTATTTTATTATAAGAATATTTTTCCAGTAATTGTTTGTATTTATTTGTAATAAATATTGATGTCTTACCTGTTCCTGGTGGTCCAGATATAAATTTAGGCTGTTTCATTTATTATCTCCTTGTACTCACCATCTATGATTAGATCGTCTTTATCTATATTTTGATTAGTCATTTGCCATGACACGCAAGACTTGTTACCAAACTTACCACGTTTCTTTTTTGCTTTTAGTATATTCTGACATTTAATTACTAAATCTACCCTTGGTAAATTTACTTTTTGTTTATGTAGATAGTCTTCAAACTTGTCTAAATTAAACTCTAATATGTTTCTTTCCATATTGTAATATGGCAAACCAAAGTGTGCTAATTCTTTTTTGTTTGTGTATGCTTTTTCTTCTGTAATATAATTTTTAAAATGTTTTACAAATCTTAAATCTTCTTCTGCTTCCTCTACATAATCTGTTGATTTTTCTCTTGCTTCATACTTTCTACGCATAATCTCTTCAAAGTCTGCAACTTTCATTTCTGGTATCCACACAGAAGCTTTACTAATTACAGCATCGTAAAATAACTTTTTGTTTCTAAGTGTGGGACCGTCTACTGTAATTGTTTTTTCAACGGCCTCACCCTGCACCACAGCATTTATTTTTACAAAATATCTATCACTACCGTATTCTATTATCTGCCCGATAGATTGTTTTGCTTCTTCGCTCGTAGCTTCTTGTACACCAATCCAACTAAATATAGTTGCTATTGTTTTTGTAGAGCACCCAATGATCTCTGCAAGTTTTGGCATACCAAACTTTCTGTTTGCTTTTTTATGTGTGGTTCCTTTTTTCTTTCTTTTTTCTGCTTCTTCATCTTTTGCTGCTACCGCAATCTTATAAACAAAATCGTCTATATCATCTGAGTTCCATTCTGTATGTTTTAACAATACACCAGCTACAGCTGTGCAGTAATCATCTCTTTGACCAGATCCTGCATATGTAATACACAGAGCCGCTGATAAAGCAATCTTACCCAAATCAACTTTAAGATTACCTGGGTATTCATCGATACCTTCATACTTAACCCACTTAACAACTTCGTTTGTTGTATGATATTTTGTTTCTGGCACTAATGTATATTTATTAGCACCGTGTCTTATCTCACACAGTGTTGCACCGTGCCCGTAATTTTTATAATAATTTTCTAGTTCTTTTGGTAATGCAAATTTTTTGTAGTCTGATGTGCCAGACCAAAGATAGTGACTTGATGGATTATTTCTTCTACCAAATATTGCACTGCATGATTTTATGTGGTCACTAGTAAATCTTTTTACAACAGGATTATCAATATCAAAATCTATGTATTGATCTAGCCTGAGTCCTATCTGTTTTGTTGAGTGTTCTAGTTTCCATTCTTCTTTCGTAATTTTAAAATCAGGGTCGGACCACTTTTCTACCACCGCCTGTTTTGTATCGCAGGGTATGATCACCCGTCCCAGATCTATCCAATCCTCATACGTAATAGGTTGTTTAACTACATCACTCATAAATTATTGCCGTGGGCGCTTCCCCTCTCGCTTCGGCGCCCACTACCTAGGATATTATAAGTTCAGAGATTTTTTAGTTTGTTCTTGAACTTCAGGTTTAGCTTGTATCTCGCCTTTACCTACACTCGTTGCAAAGTTCTTAGCCATGTCATAGATATTTTTATCTTGAACAGGACCAACTTTAGACACATCCCAACCAAACCATGTTCCTTTGTCGTTAGACATTTGAACAGTTGATAGTTTATAAATGTGGCTGTATGTAGGCGGAGTAAACAAACCATTTTTACCCTGCATTTTCAAACCCATCATCATTGAGTTCCATTTTCTGCTCACTTTTAATTGAGTAGACTTCATAGATATCAATGCAGTCTGTGGGTTTTTACCAGTTACAAGTACAAAATGACTAGCAGTATTATCTAAATAATTACCGTTTGGTAATCTATCTTTATAATCTTTACCTCTAGTTGTTTGGCTAACAATATCACTGTCTGCCTCGTGTATTGCTACAGGTGCACCTGTTGATGTGCCTCTGTCTTGCCACTCAATGTATTGTCTTTTGTAATGACAAGGTATTACTTGTACATCATCAAACAATTCATTTGTAACTGTGTTGATTATTTTGCCTGGCTCTGCGCCCTCGACATATTTACCATCACGTTTATTAACTTCCGGTGATAGCTGGCCCAAAATTTTTAAGAATGGTAACGCAAGATCTTCTTGCGAAATATTCTGAGCTCCTTGTTGTGCGTCAGCTTCCATATCAAACGTAGCTAATGCACCATTCTTTTTTTCTGTTACTTGGTTCATTTTTATTTGTTCCTTTTTATTGTTGTTTTATTCTCCGAGAACACCCCGAAGATTTCCGTTGGCATTTCTTTACCTGCCTCTATACGCTCACGGACTAGCGCTTTTAGAGTCATGGGCTCAACCTTCATCTTTTGTGTCGGTTGAAACCCATTGCTCTTTGCAAGTTCGGCATAATCAGCCGCCTTGTTATCCTCGTTACGACCAAACGATACGGATATCTCATTTTTGATTATATCGCCTAAGCCATTTTCACGAAGCCAGTTATACGCCGATTCTTTATTAGCTTCACTGATGTGAGCTTTGTACGACGTCGAAACTTTTAGATGTGATCCATCATGAAGTTTTAATTCTGCTAAACCCATTTCAGACATCATAGTAGGTATAACCTCACCTGATATATGTTGGATTTGTTTTTTCTTTTCTTTAATTGCTTCCTCTTGTATTTCAAGTTGTTTTTGCATAGCTTCTAATCTTTCAACTTGGTCTGCGAGTGATTGTACACCACCTGTTTTTTTCATTGCGTCTTGTTGGTCTTTTTCAAAATCAATTGTCATCGACTTCTCCTTTCTCGTATAAATTAATTTCAATGGGATAATATTTTCTTTCTTGTTTATCCCACTTCAGCAGTTTAAACTTACCGCCTGTAATATCAGATACAATAGAACATGCAACACCTATTATTGCAGGATCTCCTGTAAGTAGTAAATAATCTCTTGTCTTATAATTTTTTAAACCTTGTCTTAATTTATAAATTAATGGTCCAGGTGAAAATATCATTTGTGAAAACTCTGGTAACAAAAATTTAAATTGTCCATATTGAGATGCACCCATTATATTAATCTTAGGAGCACCTGCTTTACTTCCTGATATTTCTTGAATAACATATACTGTAGACGTATAATTATTCTTCACAGCTTCATATTTATTACTTTCTGACATTGACAAATCATATAACATCCTATATATAAATGTCAATAGAAAGATGAATTATAAATTTAAAACTAAGCCATACAAGCATCAGTTGATTGCTTTAGAAAAGTCGTGGAACAAAGAAACCTATGCCTATTTTATGGAGATGGGTACTGGTAAAACAAAAGTATTAATAGACAATATGTCTATGCTTTATGACAAAGGCAAAATAGATGGTGCTTTGATAGTAGCTCCTAAAGGTGTAGTAAAAACTTGGTACGAGCAAGAGATACCTACACACTTACCAAACCATATAGAAAATGTGACCGTATTGTGGCAATCAAATATTAACAAAACACAAGAAACTAAATTAAATAATTTATTTGATTTAGGAACTGATTTTCATATTTTTATAATGAACGTAGAGGCTTTGTCCACAGATAAAGGTGTAAAGTTTGCAGAAAAATTTTTAAGATCACATAAAACTTTAATGGCAATTGATGAGTCTACAACTATTAAAACACCAACAGCTAAACGTACAAAAAATATTATTAGTCTTGGTAAGATTGCTAAGTACAGGAGAATTATGACAGGTTCCCCGGTAACAAAAAACCCGTTGGACTTGTATACACAATGTGAATTTCTCAGTCCATATTTGTTAGATTCATCATCTTACTACGCATTTAGAAATAGATATGCTGTTATGAAGACCATGCACGTTAGAGGTAGATCGATACAAGTTGTAGATTACTTTCAAAACATGGCTGAGTTATCAGAAAAATTAAAAGGTTTTTCTTACAGAGTTTTAAAAGAAGATTGTTTAGATTTGCCACCTAAAAACTGGACTAAAAGACATATACAATTAAGTAAAGAACAACAAAAAGTCTACGATCAAATGAAGAAAACAGCTCTTGCTACTTTAAATGGCAAGGTTACTTCTACTATGACTGTAATTACACAGCTGATGAGATTACAACAAATAACTTGCGGCCACTTCGTTGCTGATGATGGGACTACACAAGAAATAAAAAATAATAGAATTACGGAGCTAATGGATGTGTTAGATGAGATAGAAGGCAAAGCAATTATATGGGGACACTGGCAGAAAGATATACAGAATATGGTTAGTGAAATAGAAAAGGTCCATGGTCCGGGGTCAGTGGTTAGTTATTATGGGTTAACACCACAAGATGAAAGACAAGATAATATACGTAGATTTCAGTCCGACCCTAAGTGTAGGTTTATGGTGGGAACGCCGTCTACGGGAGGCTATGGCATTACTTTGACGGCTGCAAACACCGTAATCTACTATTCTAACGGATATGACCTAGAGAAGCGTTTACAGTCAGAGGACCGTGCACACCGTATTGGACAAAAGAAAAACGTAACTTACATAGATATTATCGCAGAAAAAACCGTTGATGAAAAAATACAAAAGTCTTTGCGTAAGAAAATTAATATTGCATCTGAAGTATTAGGTGAAGAGTTACGAGCTTGGATTTAATCTAAGTCTACAGCGTTACCAATAACAGGTTTGTATTTAGTTTTACCATCTTCTCTGTACGCTCTTAATAATTGTTTTCTAGGTTTATCAGATACATAGCTGCAGTGGATCCATCCCGAGTTTGGTTCACCGGGAGTGTAAAATTCTAATATCATTTGATCATACGGTAGGTTTGCTTTGATCCAATCAAAGACTTCAGCGTTGCTAGTGCCCAGGCATTCGAAGTCCGCCGCCTCCGCACGGGTATGTTGGCTATTGATCGACGAATTAATTTTTACGCACAGCTCAGGAGACCGGAAACAGCTGGTCACCGTTACTCTACCGAAGTGGTCACGTACCGGTTGTAAAATATTTTCACAAAGTAATTTTAATTTTTCTATTTGATCTGCGTTAGGGTTGTTATCAATGCCTAGCCTAATGGCTGTGTCTGATTTAATCAGCTCTGATAAGCTAAAGTTTCGTGAAAGTTTCATTATTGTATAGCGTTCATGAGTAAAGCCAGTATTATGGCTCCGCCTCCACCCATGATCATCTTCTCCATCCTTGACACACGTTCTTTTATTTCTTTGATTTGTTCAAAGGTTTGCTTTTGCATTATTCTGCAAAGTTTTTCGTGCGCTTCTATTTTTTGTAATGCCGATTTTTTCATTATGTTATTTTATTTTTTTCCCTTAACCTAATTATTTGTTCTGACGGAGATAGTACCGCTAACTCAGTTGGTGTCAATTCATTTGTTTGACCTGTTTGTGCTGTATTTACTTGTCCTGCTACAACAGGTTGTGCAGTTGCTACATTTGAAGGTATAACAGGTGCTCCTTCTCCAGAAGTTGGTGTTATATAATCTCTTAAATCTATATCAAACGTGTCATCTAAACTTAAAAATTTCATTTCTTTTCTCATAAGTTTTAAAGTGGGTGCAACCAATTTATATACATCTACAGTTCCTAAGTCATTTGCTATTTCTTTAAATCTGTCTTTAATATCATCTGATGGAAAATAAGGTTCGTATTTACCTTTTCTTAAATTATTAAACGTTAATGTAGAAAGTTGTCTGTCTTCAAACTCTCTTCTTAATGATCGTGAGTCAGTTCCTAATATTTCCGCAGCGTTAATATTTTTAAACATTTCTTTTTGAACATTAAATCTTGCTCTGTTAGATTCATAATATCTACTTATAATATCATCAGCATCTATTGGTCCACCTCTTAATAATCCAAAGAAACCACCAGTAAACTCTCTACGCGCATTTCTAATACCTCTTTGATATTCAGCTATTTTAAAACCCATGGCTTTTAATGGATCTACTCTAATAGGTCTAAACCCTGCTAGACCTGCTATTTGGTCATCAAGTTCTAAAATTTCTCCTGATTTAGTAGGACGTTTGGTTGCTGCTTGAGCCAGTCTTAAATATTGTTTGTAAGATGGAGCTAATGCTTCCATTAAGTGTCTAAACTTAATTGCCATTCTATCACCAACAGGTGTTTGTTCAGTGTATAATACTCTACCGTCTCTTGTTCTACCACCTCTACCAGGAAGTAAAGGATATAAACTTATATCTGCAGCAGCTTCTGTCCAAATAGATTCATCTATAAATGGAGCTGCTACCTCTGTTACAGCTTCCTCAACACCTGTTAAAAATCCTCTTAACACTGTGTCACCATCTTTTGTAGATGCTGCGATTTCGTTAGCCATTGTTCTAAATGGTCTTGCAATTAAGTCGTAAGCGTTACTGTGACTAAAATCTATGTATTTTAGTTCACCTGTTTTTTCATCTCTTATTGGTATTAATGTAGAGTTTCTTGACCAGTCAGGAACAAACTGACGTAAAGCTTTTATTTCATCCTCAGTTACATTGTATAGTGTTTTTGCCCCTTCAACCAACATAGTTGGAAAAGCTGTAAGATAAAAAGCCATCCCAGCGGCTCTAGTAGCTCCTATTCTATATAGTGGATTATTATTTTTAACTAGACCTTTTCCTTCTATAAATACTAACGGGGCTATATCACTTCCTATAATTCTCTCTCCCTTTGCTGGAAGATGTTTTAATTCTTTCATAACTTGTCCACCAATATTTGTAGTTGTTCTAATCATTTCAGATGGAAATGACATGAAGTTACCAACCGGTAATAATCTAGCTGTTCTAACAGTATCACCAACGTAGGCATAATTAGGCACGGTATTTTTAACTATATCTGCAGTTTCTTTTTTTAAATCGTCTACAGATTTTTTTATACCAGCAGCTCTGTAAGCCTCGTCTCTTCTAGTCAGTTCTACAAAATAATTTGTAATTTTCCAAAAGTCGTCTTCAGCTACATATTTACCTTGTAAGTATGCAGGTATCTTTTTTAATTTTGATAATAAAGGATTTAATACAGCATCTACTTCTAATATTTTATCTCCAAAACCAGTATCTCTTAAAAGATTTTTTACATCTCCTATTTGAACTTGTGAGTTTACAACACCTAATTCTAATAATTCTCTATATGCTTTTTCAAATTCTTTATCATTAAAACGCGATCCTTGAAATGGATTAACACCTGATACGTTCCAACCTTTTCTAAATGATTGACCTAAAAGTTTTGGGTTTAAAAAACCTTCAAACAATACTCCGTTTGCTGCAGCAAACCCTGCAGCACTTATTATGTTTCTTAAGTGTGTTGGTATTGAAAATACTGTCTTAGCTAATTGCGCAGTTGCTTTTGGAAATAATAATAAATTTCTATATAAAAAAGCTGTGCCTTTTTCTGCAGCAGTTGCACCTTCTCTTGTGCCTCTTGCAGCAGATACTAAAAAACCTTCAGTTATACCGTTTGCTCTTTTTAACGCTTCTGCTATTGGTTTTGTTGTATACATAGCTCCTGCAGGATTACTAATTCTACCTGTTTTAAAATTTGTTAAACCAGCTAAAGCATTATCAACTTTTACAATTTCAACTTGTCTATTAGTAGCAGTCTCGGCTGCTTCTTTAGTTGACCAAAAAGAACCTCTGCCACCAGCTTTTTGTGCTGCATTACTTTCTTCTAATATTTGTTTAAAGAAAGCACTCATTCTAGTCATACCAGATAATTCTGTAATGGCGTTAAATATACCATATCTAGGGTCTTGCACTTCTCCTAATAACTCTTTTATAACACTTGGTGGTATGTCTGCATCTTTCATAACTTGTTTTGCAAAATCTTCACCTCTTGCATCTGTTAATGTTTTTTTAACATAGCTTGGATCAGCTAATCCTCTTTTTGATTTTTTAGCTCTTACACCATCTTCTAAAATTCTATCTACAATATTTTTTGCATCTTCATAATATTTAGAACTATTAGGATCAAACGTTACATCTTTATTAGCCTCTGCTATCTGTCTTCTAAAAAAATCTATAGATTTAACCATAGACTCATCTGTTGGTTTATATTTACGAAATACACCAAGAATAGGTTCTTGTTCAAAAATTTTATATGTGCTTTTAGTTAAAGTTTTTATTCTATCTTGTAATATACCTTTTAATTCTTTAGAATTTAAGTTACCTGTAGCTTCTATTAATCCACCTATTTTTGATCTTGATTCATCTATTGTGTCTAAAATATTTTTTACAACTTTTTCGTTAACACCTTTTTTTCTAAGATCTCTTGTAAACGCTTCTGTTTTTTTAGGATCTGATAGTTTTGTTAAATCACCATCAAATAGTAATTCATTTAATTCTTTATAAAATTTATCTTTTTCTTGAGTTGTTAAAGATCTGTCTAATACTTCTTGCATTTGAGGAAATGCTCTTGAAATACCTTTATCAAGATCTCTAATTAATTCTGTTGCTCTATTTAAATCTTTAGCTTTAAAACCCTCCATTACTTTTTGTGAACCAAATACAGCTTTTGATAAATCCCCTTCAGGAGTAAATGCGGTTACTATTTTACCTAAAAATCTATCTAATCTTGAGTCGCTATAAATAAGTTCTTGTCCTCTAGTTGCCATGGCCTTTGCTGATTTACCAACTCCAGCTACAAAAGGTGTTAATAACAAAGATTCACTACCAAATTTAAATCTATTCATTAACTTTCTCATGGCATCTTCTCTACCGCCACCTAAATTTACAACATCTAATTGAGTTGGTCCTCTATCAAGTATGTCTCCAAAACTACCTATCTCTTCAACATCAGCAACAAATGCTTCTCCTGCTGCACCACCAACAGCACCTACACCAAACTTTGTGTAACCTGCTTTTTTATTTAATTCTTCTGCTATCTGTCTTTGTTTTGTAATATTTTTAGAACCAGCACTTACAAGAGTCCCTGCTTTTTTAGCATCAAAATATTTTTGTGTTAATCTACTAGCTAATTTAAACCCTGCAGTCCCTGGCACACCTATTTGAACTAATGTTTGCACTAATCTACCTACACCGTTTTGTTCTGCAACTTCTTCAAATGGATTTAATTTATCAAAAAACATTTCTACTTGTGCAGCTGTATCTGTATCAAAACCTAAATCAATTAACTCTGCACCTAGTGAAAAAGCTCCTTCAACAACTTTAATACCCCCAGATGCTATACCTGCAAGACCCGAGGTATACCAAGATGCTTCATTGTTTTGTTCTGCTGGAATTAATGGTTGTAAAGACATTTATCCTCCTATGCTATTGGATCTTCTATGCTCATTCCAAAATCACTAGGAACTAATTCATCTACTTCTTCTTGTTGTTTTGTTTTAGGTTCTGGTAGTTTTAATTCAGATATAGTTTTAAATTCATCAAAGAAAACCTCTCCATTTATAATTTCAATATACTTATAATTATCTTCATACGGGTCATATACAAATTTACCGCTTAATCTAGATAACGCTTTTTTACCAGCGGAGGAATTTGTTACGTTGCTATCTCTAATATCAAAACTTAACACACCACCATATCTTGGTCCTGTTACTTGAGTTCTTAATGAATCAGCATCTTCTGTTTCAAATTTAGCTGCTCTTTCTGCTGCTAAAGGCGGTAAATCATCTTCTATAAATTTTTCAACAGTTGCTTTGTATAGAGGACTTCCTTCCATACCAGCTATTTCTTTTTTAGCTTCTAATTCTGTTTGTAATAGTTCTCTCTTAAATTCTCTTTCACCCTCTATTTCACCTTTTCTTAATTGTGCAGCTTGAAATGTTTCAAAAGGTCCTTTTGCAGATTGTGCAACTGTAGAAAGTAATCCACCTGATGGTGGTCTCGATAATAAATCTAAACCAAAACTAGTTAAAAAACCTGGTAATGTTCCAGGCATCAAGTTTGTTGCGTATGGATTAGGATTTACAGCTCCAGCTTCTGAATACATTTGTCTTGGTTTATCAAGTCCTGATGTAATACCAGTCCCTGCAGAACCACCTATTTTAAACATTGGTCTTTTTAAAACTCTATTCATTATAGTTTAGCTTGTCCTTTAAATGCCGCTGTTCCTTTTCCTAATGCACCATAAATACCAGATAAAGTTGTACCAATACCTAGCGCTGTTTGTAATGGTGTTGGGTTAGGTATGTTTGTTGTTTGTGTTCCTTGACCAGCTACACCACCCATTAGTCCTGTTACTTGCCCAGCAAATCTATCTAATTGTTCTTGTGGTTGGAATGTTGCTTGTCTTGCCGCTTCTCTTTGTGCATCAAGTTGAGCTTGTGCTTGCGCTTGGTTCAGTGCGCCCAACTGACCTAAACGTGTAATATCTGTTCCTTGTAATGCTTGTTGTTGTCCACCTAAACCTGATTGAAATGATCCTAGTCCTTGTTGAGCTTGAGCTATACCAAATCTGTTTGCAATGTCTTGCTGTCTAGCTTGCATTGCTTGTCCGAATCCTTGTTGCAAGAGTCCTGCTTGTAGTAAAGCTCTTTCTCTCGCTGCCCCTGTGCCAAACTCGGCGAGTTGCACTCCCGCTCGGCCACTACCGAGCACGCCCAAAGCTGCTTGTTGATCTCGTATAGATTGTTCTTGTATAGCTCTATTACGATCAAATTCTGCTAATGTCGCGTCAATCACTTGTGATTGATAAGGGGACATGAAATCTTGAACTTGTTGTGTTGTAGGTGCACCTGTAGCAATACCACCTACTGTAGTTGCTGCATCTCCTGCTGCTTGTTGTGCTGCTGTTAAGAAAGGTTGAAAAGATCCAACACCTTGTTGTGCTAACGTTTGTGCTTGTGTTTGTAATGCATCTTGTTGAGCAACTTGCGGTGCAAGTCCTGATAAACTTTGTTGTCTAATACCGAATTGTGTAGCTGCATCTTGTCTTGCTTTAAATTGTGCAGCATCTTCACCTGGTTGTTGTGATATACCAGCTATACCTGTAGATACAACGGGAACACCTGTTTGTGCTACGATCTGTGTTGCAAGATCTTTACCTATATCTTGTATAAACTGTGGTGGTAAATTTTGTACTTGTTGAACAGCCATTATAATACTTCCTC